TCGGGCGGCGACAGTTCCGGCCCCGCGCAATAAGTTAAGGAGAAAGCGAGATGGAAAAGTACATTAAAGTGAAGGTAAAAAAGGCGTTCTTCCTGCCGTCCGGCAGAAAGGCCGCCGCGGGCACGGTTATGGAGGTTCCCGCCGACATGGCGAAGTACCTGCTATTGAACGGCAAGGCTGAACATGCCAAACCTTGCCCGCCCAAGCCGAAGACCGCCGAAACAAAGGCTGAACCGGCTGTGGTGGCCGGAACCAGTGAAGGCAAACCCAAAACGGAAGAGCCGAAAGGAGCTAAAAAATGAGCGAGACGTTTTTACACGGCGTTGAAGTCGTGACAATCGACGACGGACCGCGCCCGATACAGACCGTGCGCGCGAGCGTCATCGGCGTAATAGGCACGGCGCCCGATGCTGACGAAGCGAAGTTTCCATTAAATACGCCGGTGCTGATAGCCGGCAGCAGGACGGAGGCCGCCGCGCTTGACACGGCGGGCGACAACGCGGGCACTTTGCCCGACGCGCTTGACGCGATATTTGACCAGGCGGGCGCGGTCGTGGTTGTAATCCGCGTCGAAGAGGGCGCGAGCGAAGCGGAAACGCTGGCCAACGTAATGGGCGGCGTTGACAGCGATACCGGAACATATGAAGGGGTTCATGCGTTTCTTGCCGCCGAATCCGTGCTGGGAGTCGCGCCGCGCATCCTGTGCGCGCCCGGTTTTACCGGGATACGCCCCGAAGATACGATCGACATGGGCGTAAAACTGGCGAACCCGGTTGTGGCCGAACTGCTCGGCATTGCCGACAGGCTGCGCGCGGTGATTATCGCCGACGGTCCGGACGCGACCGACGAAGACGCCATAGCCTGGGCGGGGGACTTCGGCAGTAAACGGGTATATGTGGTTGACCCCGGCGTGAAAGTCATGTCAAACAACGGCGCAATTACGATTCAACCCGCAAGCGCGCGCGTTGCCGGGATAATCGCAAAGTCAGACGAAGAACGCGGTTTCTGGTGGAGTCCGTCGAACCGCGAGATGTACGGCATCGTCGGAACCACGCGCAGCGTTGATTTCGCGCTCGGCGACCCGAATTCCCGCGCAAACCTGCTTAACGAAAAGAACGTCGCGACCATCATTCGCCAGGACGGTTTCAGGCTTTGGGGCAACCGGACGCTTTCGTCTGATAAAAAATGGGCATTCCTGTCCGTTGTCAGAACGGCGGACATGATTAACGAATCGCTGCTCCGCGCGCACCTTTGGGCGGTTGACCGCAATATCACGAAAAACTACGTCGGCGACGTGGTTGAAGGCGTCAACGCATACCTTGCGCACCTGAAATCAACGGGAGCGATACTGGGCGGCTCGTGCTGGGGCAACCCGGAACTTAATACGGCGGACAACCTGGCCGCGGGCAAGGTTTACTTCGACTTCGATTTCACGCCGCCCGCGCCGGCCGAGCGCGTGACGTTCCGCAGCCGGATGGTTAACGACTACTACGTGGAGGTGCTGTGATATGTCAAGCATACCGAGAGTATTGAAAAATTTCGGCGTATTCGTTGACGGCCGCGGGTATCTGGGCATCGCCGCCGAGGTGACGCTGCCCAAGCTGACGCGCAAGACGGAAGAATACCGCGGCGGCGGCATGAACGCGCCAATCGAACTGGATATGGGCATGGAAAAGCTCGAATGCGACTTTTCTTTAAAGGAACCGAACGAAGAAATCCTGAAGCTCTGGGGGCTGGTCAATCACGCCGGCGCCGTGCTGCGCTTCCGCGGAGCATTGGAGGCCGACGACGCTTCCGCGACGGTCACGCCCGTCGAGGTCGTTGTTCGCGGGCGGTGGCGCGAGATTGATTCCGGGTCGTGGAAGCCGGGCGACGCGGCTTTAATGAAAATCTCCGTCGCGTGCAGTTATTACCGGTACGCGTCGAACGGCAACGCGCTCATCGAAATCGACGTGGCGAACATGGTTGAAAAAGTCGGCGGGAAAGACCGCCTGGCGGCAATCAGAAACGCAATCGGAGGGTAAACATGAAAACCAAAGTGATTGAACTTAAAGACCCTGTTACCGTGAACGGCGAGACTTTTACGGCTTTTACCGTGCGATCGCCGAAAGTCAAAGACGTGATGGCGATGGAAAAATTCAGCAAAGACGAAATAGATAGAGGCGTCTATATGATGGCTTTGCTTTGCGATACGTCAATGACGGTGATTGGGGAGATGGAAACACCCGACTTCATGGAAATCCAGAGGTTCATTGCACCTTTTTTAGCCTGAGCGCTGACGATTGCCGTCGCTGCGTGCTGTCGCTGAACAGCTACACGCGCTGGAGCCTCGGCGAACTGCTTGACTTGCCGGTCGACGAGCTTGTCGCCTGGCAGCAGGCGGCAGTGGAACTGTACAGGGATAAATAGGATAGTCAAATGGCGGGCAGCGTTTTTCAACTGGGTCTTACTATCAAGGGGTCGCTCGACGGCAGTTTTGCGCGCAGCATAAGCGGCGCGAAGATGTCGTTGAACGAAATGACGGAAGTGTCTAAAAACCTTTCCGCCGTGAAGCTCGACGTTGATAACTACCGCAAACTGCGCGATGAAACCGCGGCGAACAAAAAAGAGATGGACGAACTCGCCGCGCGGATTCGCGCGGCGGGGCCGCATATGGGAAACCTGTCCGGCAGCAGCGCCGCCCTGATTGTCCGTTTTAAAGAACTTCAAAACTCTACCGCGGACAACAAAAAGCGCATGGCCGAAATGGCCGAATCGTTCCGCGCCGCGGGCTACGACGTTGAAAACCTCGACCGGTCAAGCGCGCGGCTTGGTCAGACGATGCAGCGTCTTGAAAAGATGTCCGACCTGCGCAGCAGGCTTGATGCGAACAATGCCGCGATGGAAAAGTCAAAGCAGTCGTGGTTAGCCCTCACGGCTGCAATCGCCGGCTATATCAAAATGGGGCAAAAGATGATCTCCCTGCAGGGGGACATCTTAAAATCTCAAAGCGGGCTTGCCGTACTCGGCGTCGCCGAGAGCAACATCGAAGGAATCACGTCGGAGGCAAAGAAGTTTTCAAACACCTGGGCGGGAACGACCGCCCCGGAATTTATCCAGGCGGCCACAAGCATCAAGAGCGGCATTGACGGCCTGGGCGATACCGCCGTCGGTGAATTTACGCGCATAGCCGCCCTGACCGGAACAGCGACCAAAAGCACTGTCGGCGAAATGGCCGACATGTTCGGCAAGGGTTTTAACATATATAAGGATCAGTTTGCCGAGTTCGGCAAAACCGCGATTGCCGGATGGGAAAAACTGTCAGACGACGAACGCAAGCTTGAGTTCGGGAAATGGTTTGGTTCAGGCATAGCGGCGGCGGCTAAAAAGTTCGGCGGCAGCGGGGCGGAGATGAGCGCGGCGATGGCGGCGCTCGGTACGACTGCGACGGCGGCGGGCATGTCGTTTGCCGACCAGCTCGCGGTTTTGGGCGAACTGCGCTCCAAAATGGGTTCTGACGCCGGAAGCGAATTACAGGCGTTTCTTTCATCCGCAAGCCAGCTCGGCAGCAGCGGCCTCGGCCTCGACGTCATCAATGAAGAAACCGGGATGCTGAAATCCCTGCCGGACATACTTGACGCCATCAGCGAGCGTTATGACGGCGTAATTGATCAGGCGGCCAGGGATGATCTGCAGGGCGTGTTTGGCAACCGGGGGATGAAGCTTGTCGATTTGCTGCTCCCACGGCGCGACATGTTGCGCAAGGCCGGCGCTGACCTCGCCGAATCGTTTGACGGCGGCCTCGAGGGCATGGAAGAAATGGCGAAGCTGGCACAGCGCGGGCAGGGCTTTACGCTGCTTGGCCAGCAAATTGGAAACCTTGCCGGCGCTATAGGAAAAACCCTGTATCCCGCCGCAGAACTGGCCGCGGGCGTGATAGGCAAGGTTGCGACCACTGTACAAAGCCTTACGGAGAGGTTCCCGAAACTGACGGGGATCGCCGTGGGCGTGGTAGGCGGCATTATAGGCATAACGCTTGCCGCAAAGGCGCTGTCAATCGGCATCCTGTTCGCCCGCGGCGCGATGCTAAAACTCCGGATACAGCAGGAATGGATGATGGCGACCAATCCGCGCCTCGCGGCATCGACCGGCATGTTGGGCAATGCGATGTCCTTGACGGCTATCAAAACAAAGGCTCTTGCCATCGCTCAAAAAGCCTGGGCGATAGGTTCAGCCATTGTGATGGGCGCGACAAAAGCCATAACCGCCGGATTCAGAATTATGAGCCTGGCCGTGGCGTCTAATCCAATAGGCTTGATCATTACGGGCATAGCTCTCGCCGCCGTGCTGGTCATCAAGTATTGGGAGCCGATAAAGGCGTTTTTTGCAAGATTGTGGGGCGCCATTCAACCGCTGTTTTCAGTCGGCAGCGCATATATCCGCAAGGCGTTTTCTTTTACGCCGATTGGATTTTTAATCAAGCACTGGGAGCCGATAAAGGCGTTCTTTATAAAGCTGTGGGACGGCATCAAAACCGCCCTTTCATGGTCTCCGTGGGGTCTGGCCGTAAGAGGCGCTATCGCGGGCGCAAAGCTGATTATCAAGCATTGGGAGCCGATAAAGGCGTTCTTTTCCGGGCTTTGGAATCGTGTCAAAGAAATATTTACCGAAAGCATCGGCAAAATATTCAAGATATTTGAACCCGTTAAAAAGCTGTTTTCCTGGATTGGCGGCGGCGTGAAGAACGCTTTTTCCGGGGCGGCCGAAGCCCTTACGGCCGGAGCGCCCGCCCCGGCCTACGCCCTTGCGGGCGCGGGCGCCGCGCCACCGGCCGTGTTTGAACCGCAGAGGCGGAACGTTACCTCGACTACCAGCATAAGCGCGCCGATTACCGTCAATACGCATCCGGGCATGGACGCGAAAGCCGTGGCACAGGAAATAGATCAGGAACTCAGAAAGCGTGAGTCGCAAGCCGCCGCGCGGCAGCGTGGGGCGCTCTATGACTGAGGTCATGATGATGTTGGGCGATTACCGCTTTTCGCTTTCGACCGCGGCATATCAGCAGTTGCAGCGGACGACGGAGTTTCGCTGGCCGGCGCAGGATAGGATCGGGCGGCCGCCCGCCAGACAATTCACCGGCGCGGGCAATGACAGTATAGAGCTTGAAGGCAGTATTTATCCGGAGTTTAAAGGCGGCTTAAACCAGGTCAACAAGCTGCGTGAAACGGCCGGCGGCGGCAAGCCGCTGCGCCTCGTTGACGGGCACGGCAGGAACTGGGGACTCTGGTGCATTGAGCGGGTAGAGGAAACGCGGAAGATATTTTTTGCCAACGGCACGCCGCGCAAAATCGACTTCCGGCTGTCTCTCGAGGCGTACGGCGATGACGACATATAGAACAACCGACGGCGATACGCTTGACTGGATTTGCTGGAAGCATTACGGGCGGGAAGCCGTGGAATTTGTGCTGGAAGCAAACCCCGGCCTTGCCGCGCGCGGATCAGTTTACGCCGCCGGGCTGGAAATAGTTCTGCCGGACATGCCGCCCGCGCCGCAGTTGAAAATGATAAGGCTTTGGGAGTGACGTAATGACGCCGGATTTTCGGGTTTCAGCGGACAGTAAGGATATAACCGACGCCATACGGGCGCGCCTTTTGTCGCTGTCTGTTTCCGATTCCGCGGGCTGGGACAGCGACACTCTTGAAATCACGCTCGACGACCGCGACGGGTCGATAGCGATACCGCGCACCGGCGCGGAACTGGACGTATCCATCGGATATAAGGAAACGGGGCTGGCGCGCATGGGACTCTACATTGTCGATGAAACGGCGATTGGCGCGCCGCCGGCGACGATGACGATACGCGCCAAGGCCGCCGACATGCGAAAGAGCATGAAATCAAAGCGGACACGCGCATGGGACGATACGACGATAGGCGACATTGTGTCGGCAATCGCGGGCGAACACGGATACGAACCCAGGATTGAAGACGCCCTCGGCGGCGAGGCGGTAGAGCACATCGACCAGGTTGACGAAAGCGACATGCACTTTCTGACGCGCCTCGCGGAAGATCGCGGCGCCGTCGCAAAACCCGCCGGACGCGCGTTTGTCTTTGCGCCGCGCGGCGAAGCAAAGAGCGTGTCGGGCGAAGAACTGACGGCGGCGGCGCTGACGGCCGGGCAATTGACGCGCTACGAGGTCACGCAGGCGGAACGCGGCAAATACCAGGCCGTCGTCGCGCGCTGGTACGACACTTTTAAAGCGTCGGAAGAAACAGTCAAAGCAGGGGACGGCGAGCCGGTTTACACGATAAGCCGCAAATACGCGTCCGGCGACGCCGCGAAAAAGGCGGCGGAAGCGCAGCTTGCGGCTTTCGACCGCGGCCTCAGCAAGCTGACGCTGGCATGTCCCGGCTCTGCGGCGCTGATGGCCGAGGCGACGCTCACGGTGACGGGCGCGCGCGCCGGGGTAAACGGCGAGTGGCTCATAACATCCGTAACGCATCGGCTTGATAACTCCGGGTACCAATGCGACGTCGAGGCGGAAACGCCCAAGGGGAAAAAATGATCGGGATAGACGCGCGGTCGGGAAAGCCGATAGGCGGGCTGGAACACCTGAAGCAGTCGGTACGCGACATCCTTACTACCCCCTTAGGGTCAAGGATAATGCGCCGCGATTACGGCTCGACGCTGTTTAGCCTTGTTGACCGCCCGCTTACGCCGGAACTGCGAATGGAGATGTATGCCGCAACAATCGACGCGCTGGCAAAGTGGGAACCGCGCCTTGATGTGACGGCTGTATCCGCGGCCGTGTCTGATCCGGCGACGGGAGAAATATGCGTCACGGTTGAGGGGCGCTACTTATTAAATGGTCAGCCGGTGCGCCTGGAAGGAATACGGATATGATGGACGATTTCAGGATCATTGATTTGTCGCAAATAGCGCCGCCGAATGTAGTGCAAGCGCTGGATTACGAATCCATCCTTGCCGGGATGCTGGCGGATTTGCGGCTTCGCGCGCCGGCTTTCGACGCGCTTTTGGAGTCGGACCCGGCATACAAAATACTGGAAGTGTGCGCATGGCGCGAACTGCTGCTCCGGCAGCGTGTAAATGACGCTTCGCGCGCGGTTATGCTCGCGTTTGCCCGCGGGAGCGACCTCGACCATTTGGCGGCGCTTTACGGCGTGACGCGGATGGTTGTAACGCCGGAATATAATGACGAAAGAGGCAACCGCATCCCGGCTGTGATGGAGTCAGACGAAAGGCTCCGCGCGCGGGTATTACTGGCGCCGTACGGCTGGAGCTGCGCCGGCAGCGTCAAGGCATACGAGTTTTTCGC